TTTTTAAGTTCACCAGGTGTTGTTGTAGATAAAGGTTCTAATACTTCAGCTGTTATAGATGTAGTGCTAGCTCTTGCTGTAATCTTTGCATAACCTTCACTATCACCAATTTTTATTAATCTTCCAATATCAGTTGTTTGAAATCCAGTTCCATTATTAATACCAATTATAGAATCTGCTGTTATTGTTATTGCTGAACCAATAATTGCAGAACAAGATAATTTTGTATCTTCAATGTTAATTGGCATAAAGGGTCCATAAGTGAAATCAACATTTGTTAATGTCCAAGCTGTATGACCTGTTCTTGATAATTTCTTTGTTGGATAATTCTTATGGCACAAATACATAACGTCTGCTGATTGAGCAAACTTGATGTCAAATAATTCTGTTTCTAAATAAGGTGTTGCAATTTCATAGGCAGAAGCTCCAGATAAAATCTGACCCTGATTTTTATAAAATCTAATATACTGATTACCAAATTCTAAAATATAAGCTTGTGTTGTAGAAAATGTAAATGGAATTAATCTAGTTTTTTTTGTGCTGTCTTTTACTTCTGTTACAAAATAAGTTCCTGGTCTACGAGTTATGGGACCATGAGGCTCTACAACAAAATTTTCAAGTATAGTTCCAGAAGAATAATACTTTTGAAAATCTGTTCTGCCTTCCATGCGTGGAGATAACTCCCCAGCTGTAAAGCTTGGTAATGATAGTAAAATTTTTGCCATTATTAGAATCTGCTATTAATGTAATCGTCTGATATAATCTGATCTACTGGTCCATTAGCTGAATCGGTATTGTAACCTTCCGTAGCATCAGCATATTTAGCTTCTCTAATTTTTTCTAAATATTTAGATGACATCTGATTAACAATTCCAGAATTTGCTGTAACTGCATAAGCAATATCTTGAGCTAACGCAGCAGAAATAGTTTCTCTTAACAACACATCCATTTCATTTGGATCTGTTAATTGGTAAACATAAATAATATTAACGGAAGTATCGTTTGTTAAAACTTTTCTTCCTTCAATTTTATAATCACTATAAAAATTTTCTAATCCTAAAATTCTTAAACAGTCTGATGGTAAAGTATATTGATAGATAAATCCCCAAGCTGGAGATTCTGTGTCTTGAGCTAATGTTTGTCTTTTAATTGCACAATTCCATGGATGAGATCTTAATACAGCGTCTCTAATAGTTTCAAAGCGTGCATTACATATTCTGCCATTTTTAGAATTTTCACTTAATGATAATATTGTACCAGCTCCTAATTGATTTAATGCTGAGTTACAAATTTCTACTTCTGATGCCATAGTTATTTTCCTTCTCTGTAAATATATTTTCTTTTTAAAGTTCTTGGTTTTAAATTCTGAAAAATTTCTGCTTCTGTCATTCCTAGTTTTTTATCAAAACCATGATGAGCAGTTTGTGTATGTTTAAATCTGTCTACTAATATGTATCTGTAAATATAATCTCCTTTTTGGAAGTGCATTACAGATTCAATTTCTTTTATTATTTTCATTTAATAAAGATGGGGGATTGCTCCCCCACCCCTAAAGAATTAACGAATGATTATTCGTCGCAAGGTATTTCAACTACCTTTTTTTCTTCCATTCTTGTAGCTCCGATAGCCATTGAGTAATAAACTTGAGTAGCATACGATTTGTCTGCTCTCTCATCTATTCTCGCTGTAACATCTTTACCGATTGCTAATTTAATAGCATCCGCTGTGAAAGCGTAACAAAGTCTGTCATCAGTATTAGCTAATAACAATCTGTTAGAAACGATAAATTTAAATCCTAAGTAAGAATCTAATTGACCAGTAGCTAACGCTTTAACTGTGTTGTAGTCGCTTGATGTTACTTGAGTAGTTCCTAACAAATCTTGAATTTGTTTTGGACTAACTACAATGTATCTAGCAAGTGAAGGGTCAACATCGTTACTATCTAGAATATATTTCGCAGATAATAATTTAGCGATAGTTAAACCAGCACCGTCTGCTTGAGAAGCAGTAGATACTTTTTGTGTAGAAGGAAGTGCAACAGCAGTTCCACCAGCTACGCCAGTGTCGCTTGATCCACCTAAAGAAGCAATGATAACATCATCCATTGCTCTTCCCATTGCAGCAGCCGCAGCTTTTGCATAAGAAGATGTTGGATCAATTAACATTCTTACTTTATCTAAATCATCTATGAGATCAGCCCACTCATAATCAGCCAAGCTTACTCTTCTTCTTGAGTGAGGCGTGTCTAATTGAGGTGTTGATCCATGACGAGAGCTTCTTACTTGCGCAGTTACGCTGCCGACTTGGTCAAAGAAAGCATTTTTGCCTTTAATTGTTTCCACATCTACAGCTGAACGAAGTAAAGAACCCATTTGTTGTGACAACATTGTTACGTTAGCAGAATACTGCTCAACGAAAGCTGTTGTTATTTGAGTTGACATTTATTTGTCTCCATTAGTTGTTTATTTTTTTTGTGATATGCGGAACGATTATCCTATAAGGGTCGCTGCCTTGATTTTACAACTCTCGTTGCTTTGTCTTTTCCAAAGCGCCAATCAGGTCTTTCGATTATCTGAATCTTATTCGCTTAATGAAGTTTTTAAACTTCAGCAAGTAAATTCTTTTAATACTAAACTCTTTTATTTGGGATTAACATTTCTCTTAACTGAAGTGCTTCTTGTACTGCAATGTCATGATTTGGATGATTCTTATTATGAAATGCCGTACCTGGAGCTGTTATCTCATTAATTTGTTTTTGTATTTCAGCTGGTGTTAAATAGTTTGGAGAGTTACTAGAAACTAATTTATCTTCACCAATTGTTTCAGCAATTTTTGCAAATGCTTTAGCAATGGCTGGATTGTCTCCAAGTTTTGTACCATCTGATAATATTAAATTTTGAAATTCTGGACCAATGTATTCTTTAAATGCTCTGCCAGCTGTTTCCAATTTTTGGTTATATGCAGCACCCCATTCTTTTTTAAGAGAATCTTCTGCATTTTTTCTTCCTGTTAATGCTTTAGTGTTTGCATCATTCATAGCAGCACTTGCTAAATCTGCGTAATATTTTAAAACACCTTCTGCTTGTTTAGGAAGCAAACCAAGTTTATGTGCTGATTCAGAAAAATTTTTAATACCAGCTTCATCACCTTTGATGGCATCTGGAATATTTAATTTATAATCTGCTACATTCTTTGGTCTGCCAAGCTTCTCATAAACTGCGTTCCAATCTTCATCGGTTGCATGTTTATTAGGAACTGGAATTTTATCAGCACCAATTAATTTTTGCGCATGAACATAACTTTTAGCTAAACTAGAAATATCAGTAATTGAAGATAATGATTTTTCTGCTTTAAGTTCTTCTGGTAAACTAGATCTCCAGTCTACTGGTGTTGTCTCTGTTGTTGTTGGTGCTGTATTAGTTGCTACTGCTGCTGGTGTAGATACTTCAGACGCAGACGTTTGTTGTTCGGTTTGCGTTACCTGTGTTTCGCTACTCATTTATTTACTCCTTTGGTTGTTTTTTTAGTGTTGATTTAATGAAAAGAACAACGCTACGCTGTCCCTCTCTAAATGCAGTTTCATGACTGTCTGGACTAAAAGAAGTCGCATGAACATTGCATCTCTTTTCTAAATCTTCCAATAGTTTTTCACCATCGTCTGATTTGAAAACTCTTTGATATATTTTTATGTTATTGTTTATTTCCTGAGTCATTTAATGCTTTAACAGCTGGAGCAGCTTTGTTTGCTAATTCAGCCATATGTTGTTGTTGTTGAGCTTGTGCTTGTTGTTGTTGTTGTATTTGTCTTTGTTGTCTAATCTGACCCACTTGAGATTTTGTTTTTAAAATTTTAGCAGGGAAACCTAAAACATCTTTTACATAAGTTACAATTACATCTGTGTTTAAGTAATCCATTACTGGAGCAACATTTTGTAATTGACCAAATATTTCAAAACCTCTCATTAAAGCTTGAAGCTCTCCAGTTTTTTGTGCTTTAGCTAATGGAGACACATATTCAATTTCAATTTGAGTAGCACCCAATGCTTGTGGCATTTCTGGAAATTTTTTATTTTTCATTAAAATATTAAAACAACGAGTGATAAGTGGTTGTAATAACTCAGATTGTAATCTTCCTAGAACGGGTCCAAGTATTCTCATCTTCTCTTCGTTACGTTGCACCACCTCTGTTGCAGTCATCTGTGGACCATTCTGCATCATCAATTGATCCACAAAGAAATTTTCTCTTACTGCTTTTCTTCTTTGCTCTTCCATTTGAATACCAACTGGATTGTTAGCGCCTATGTTTAATGGTTCAATTCTGTCTCTTGTTCCAGATCTGTAATAGTTTAATCCGCCTGGCACAGTTCTAATTGGCATAACAAAGCCGTCATCAGGTACCATTAAAGGTGGATCTATTTGCTTTTGCGCTGCTCTGATAGATGTTTTACACATTGTGTTTAACATCTTAACATCAGGCAATGCGTTCATTGCTGGAGATCTTCCGTAAATTTCATTTGAAGATTTTAAATATCTTGGAACTGCATATGGAAAGTCTGCAAATCCTTTTTCAGATAGTAATGCACCTGAAGATTCATGAACATAACAAGATATAAATTTCTTATTGCTACCTGGTTCAACATATTCAGAATTAGGATATACGCTATGTAATAGCACTACATCTTCTTCTGGAGATTTTTCTATTATACTTTTTAATTGAGGTGTTATATTTTTTGGATCAAACATTGATGGAATGTTTCTAGCTTTCAATTTAAACTTTCTTGTTAAGCTATCTACAACTCCACGCTCATCTTCAGTAATAAATATTTCTGAGATATGAATATTTTTAAATCTTAAATCATCTTCTATATCTTCTGTAATAAATAATGCTGCAGTACCAAATGTAATTAGATCGTGATATAATTCAAATATTTCTTGTTGAAAATTAGATCTATTAAATGCTTGGTTTGTAATGTTTGTGCATTTTTCTAACCATTGCACCGCATCATCATTATCATTTAAATCAGTATCAAATTGATTGTAAGGATTATTATTAATTTTGTTTTTAAATTTTAAATAAAACCATGGTGATGAAGTAGAAGTTAACATTCCATGAAGGGATGCAGCTAATAATTCTAAAGCATGTGTTGCTGTACCATCAAAAATAAATTCAGTTCTTTTATCACCCTGACTTCTTGATTTAGTAATATCTGCTTTTCTTGGCATCATATAATCGGCACACTCTTGCCAATGCGATTCCCAAGTTTGTCTTTTTGTTTTTAAAGAATTGTATCTATCAATTACTTTTTTTGATGTCGGATGAACTGGCATATTTTTATTGACCTAGTAAAGTTTTTAATACGACTGGTTGATCGGATAATCCTAATCCACCAGTTAAGTTTGTTGC